TTTGAGCAGTATCGAAGAAAGCATCGAACTCATAGCGATGCTCCTTCTCGCCGTTTTCGTTGATAATCATCTCGAAGGCATAGTCCGCCGCATCTTTCCACTGCTCATAGTATGCGTCCAGATTTTCATGGCCACATCCATAATGTACGAATTCCATCTCGCCTGTATTGATATTTTTGAGCTGTCTGCATTGGTGCATGATGTCATACGCGGCCCAGATCGGGTTATTGGCCGGTTGCTGCTCGTAGGCCGACTGATTCGGGTTGTACACCCAAACCGTGTTCCTCTTCTGCCGCCATGACACGGACGGCACGCCGGATGAAAGCTGATTTGTCGCAAGAATGCGCATTGCTACAAGGACCTTACCCGGCCTTGCGTATACGCCGTTGTTGTAGCTCGTCAGTAAGGTCCACTGTACCATTGCCTGATCGCGACTCGATGACGGCTTGCTCAGCAGCGTGACGCGGACGTCGTACCGGCCTTCTTCCAAGCCGTTTATCTGGTACGATTTGCGGAGAGCTTCGTTTGTCGCAGCCGTCTCCGTATATTCTTTGTCCAGTGTCCAAGTATCTGCGCCACTTTTCCGATACTCGATGCGGAATTTTGTCGTGGCGTTGCCAAAGTTTGAGTCATCATTGATATGATACAGCCCAGCGGGCCATTCCAGCGTGACTTCGAGTGAACTCGCCAAAGCACTGTCACTCGTCCTGACAAGTGGCGAGCCGACATCGAGTTCCAGGCCGACCGCCTGGTCAAGCGGCGTCGTGTGGAAGAAAGAAATCGGCTTCTGGTCGTTCGTTCCCAATCTTGTCTCCAGCTGTACACCAGTGAAATTCCCGATATCCGTATAATCAATGCGAATTTTATCGATAGAGTCGACCGGCCCATAGCCACCGCAGTACAGAAGATTCAGGTACTGCTTATTGTTCACGGTCTCCACGTGTTGCTCCAGCAGCTGCGCTGCTGGGATGCACTCGCCATACGTCTCGCCGATGCAGTTTCCGGCCAGTGTGGATGGCGTGGGGAGGTCCCATCCGTACGACTGGCTGCTCTCTGTATCCTGCCATTTTGGCGTGCTGATATCCTGTGGGAAGATGGAGTTGATGAGCTTGCCGCCCAAAAACATCACAGCACCAGACGCCAGCGTCGCGCCGATTGCGCCTTTCGCAAAAAATGAGCCTGCTTTCGCCCAGAGGCCACCACCGACATTGCCCGCATATACTGTCAAAGCAATCATGGCCGCGAATCCCAGGATGCGCTTCAAGCCTTTACCTGCAATATGCGGCGTGCAGATAATTTGGCTGCCGTCGGGTGGGATTGCCTTATCCGGGCGGTCGACAACATGGCCATCTATGAAGATATCCATGCCTTCCGTGTCTACATATGCTGTAAGCTCTTTCCCTGTCCAATACAGTTCCCGTATCTCTCTTCGATTCTCAAAAGGATTTTTGATGGTAATAACCTGTATCATGATTCCAATCTCCTAGGCCGATAGTAGCCGACAATCCTGGACCTCCATCTGCTAAGCCTATCAATGCATACGCCGGTCTTACTGTACGCATGGATAAAGCGCCCCTGGCCTATGCAGATGCCGACATGGTTCGCCCATACGTCCATGCTCAAGCGCAACAGCACAATACATCCGCATTCTGGCGCGTTGAGACGCTCGTAGCCTCCGCATTCGCTACCATCCTTCAGTGCATCAGCAATCTCTTGCACGGCGGTTGCATGTATCGGGTAATCCGGTACAGGATATCCTTGTCGCTCGAGCAGAATCATTGCCAAGCCCCAGCAATCCAGCCCGTCCTTCGTCCTACCACCATCAGCAAATGGCACGCCAATCAAATCATCATATTCCATGCTTATCACTTTGCTCACCTTCCAGTCTGGATGCCAGGCTCGCCGCCAAAGCGCCCTTTGATAAGACAGGTCTGCAACGTATTTCGGCAAGTCTCGCTGCCTGTATAGCCGCACCTCACATCGCCGCAGACAAATGGACAGAAGTCGGTAAGATAGCGCCACTGTGGGAAGCGTGTCGACATCTCCGACGTAGGTCCTAGCGTAAACGTGATCCACTGTTCGTCATATGATGTCTCATTGATGACAAAATCGAGCTCCATCTCAGGCTCACCGCTAGTCAGATTCTTCGCATGTACGATGTAGATATTGGCCTTTGCATCGACAAGCCCATTGTATTGCTGCAGGTACGTCGTGATGATGCCACCGCCCGATGATATCTTCAGGTTCAAGGCTGGCAAGGTCTTGCCGTCTTCGTCATATGGCTCTACGTCTACCGGAAACGCCGTCCACGTCGTTCCGTTCCATTGGATGCCTTCTGTATTGCGCACCAAGCGGATGCTGTCGCCCAGTGCATTGGCTTTTATCTCGAAGAGCATGAGGAACGGCGCATCTGTGCTCAGCTTATTCTTTTCCAGCGTCGCAATCTGCGAGAATTTGAACACGCTTATACCTCCTCAAACGTCAGCTTGCCCTGATAGCCGACGGGATAGTTCTCCTGCCACTCGAATCCCCCAGAGAAGCGCACGATGTGCTTCTCTCCCGTATCCGGCTCCGACCATTCAAAGCTCTGAAATGTCCCTACCTGCTCCCAGAACGACTTGAGCTTTGCATAGTCACTCTTGCTCATGTCTGTCCATACGTATGTCCAGCTGTGGATCATGCGCGTTGTGCGCGGCCTCGTGTGCTTGTAGTTCGCATCCGACGTGGTCGTGATGGTACTGTCTTGGATGCTTTCTTTATAAGAGTCCCCTGCATTGCTTGCATACGGGATTTTGGGCTTCTGGATTGTCGGGAATACGTACTTTTCTGCCATTACTTCGCCCCCAATGCTGCTTTGAGATTTCGGCCAAATCCGCCACGGTCACGCACAGCCCCGTCCACTACAACCTCGAGAATGTATCTCCCCATGTCTTCGTTGTAGCTGCTGCTCGCGACTTTGACGTCTGAGTCGGATTTGTTGGTGATGTTCACGACAACGCCGCCTCCTTTCCCCGCACCGCTCATCACTGCGAGATTATGGTCGTTGAGCGGGATGACGGCTTCGCGATCACCGCCTTCACCGATCATGGCAAGGGTCGGCGCTGTGACAATGCCGCCCGCGGCAAACTTCGGCACGTTGAAAAGGCTCGGCGCAGTCGGTGCTGTACTGATGAATTGTTCAGACGCCGATTTTACACCGAAGCTGCTGTCATGCGGCACGCCGCCCCACGTCCATGCCGACGTGCCACCTCGAGTTCCTCCAAATGCTCCAAGGAGATTGCTCATCCACGTTGCTGCCAATCTCTGCGCGGCAATCTTGGCCATCATGTTCAAGACCGAGTTACCGAAGTCTTGCAGAGCCGCTTTTGCGCTTTTTGTTCCCTTGACAAATTCCGTCATGGAGTCGGCCATTGTGCTGTACAAGCTGTCGGATATGTCGGCGATATACTCCATCATGCTCCCGTGTGCTGTCTGCCAGAGCTTCACATACTCCTTGGCCAAGGCTTTTTCTCCTTGGAGATTCAGCGATGACTCGCCACGCTTCTCGCCTTCCGACTTCGACAGTGTCCCGTTGGCATTGCGCTGCGACGTACCCATATACTGCACGAGCATGGCAAGATTCCCTTCCTCGACCAGATAGTTCACATACTGGTCATGGGCTTCCTGGCGAGCTTTCCTGCGCTTGTCTTCGGCCTCTTCCAGCTGTGCATAATACTGATCTTCCAGCAGCTTGCGCGTCTCGACATCATTCTCGTCGTGCATCAGAGCTTTCTTCTTCTCCTCAAGCTCTTTATTGAGCTTTCGCACGGTGGTCAAATACTCGAGATCTGCTTCTTTGTCATAGTCATGGCGTACTTTCGCAAGGGCTGTCTGTGATGCATCGTAGAGGTCCGCATAGGCGTCTGCCCACTTCTGGCGAAATTTCTCGGTCGTTGCAGCAGTGTAGGCATTGAGCTCTTTCTTGAGTGCCTGGATGCTTGCCGTCGGTGCTCCCTCAGACTGCAGCTTGCGGATTTTTGCGGCTTTTTCTGCAACGTCACTCATCAGTTTCATGGATTCCTGCTGATAAGCGTAGCCGCTTTCTTTGATGTTTTCCGTACGCAGTTCCAGTAGCATCTTATTAGCTTCGTCTGTTGCCTGCTTGACGCGCTTGGCCGCTTCCTCAGTCGCTTTCTGCGAAGCATCTACCGTCATCTTGGTCGACTGGCCGCCCGTGAGCTTGTCCATGTCGATATAGCCTGCGTATCTGTAGCCGCTATAGTACGAATCAAGCCCTGTTGAGTGCTTTACGCCATGCGTGTCGCTCGATATCCATCCGCCACCTCCATCTGAGATGCCAATATGTGCCCAAGGATTATCAGCCGCACCGTCGCTCCAGACTACGAGCGAGCCTTTTGGTGCTGTCTGGCCACTTGACGCATCCACCCACGCACCATTCGCCTGTGCCGCATCGACCCAATCCTTGACCAAATCGCTGATGACGCCGGTATTAGCGCCAATGCCTTGAGCGAGGTAAGAAACAAAATGGGCACACGTGTTTTCACCGAGGCTTTCGCCGATATTCTTGGATGCCTCATCGTACATCGACACACCAATCGGTACATCGACCGTCGTCATCTGCGGCTGTGATGCACCGCCGCCCTCTATCGGCACCTGTGATGTGGTGATGGCATTGTAGTATCCTTCTACTTTTGATACATAGTCTGGATTTGCGCTCGGATCAGCATGGCCAAGGTTATACGCTGAAATTGCCAGCTCTTCGTTGTTTCCATACTGGTCCAACAGGTCTCTCAGGTATCCTGCGGCGGCCATAATATTATCGTTTGGGTCACTTCCCTCGCCATATCCCCTGCCGCCTCCATATGCATTTGCGATATCTTGCGATATCTGTCCGAGGCCCCAGTGGGCATGATCAGTGGACCAGATGTCCGACTGTCCGTGCGATTCTGTTTTGATGATAGCAGCCAGCAATGCGGCGTCCAAGCCTCGGTATGCACTTGCATACTCAATCTCATTTGCCCACGGCGCAAGTTCTGGGTCGTCTTCAAAAGAATATTTTGTGCGCATCGGTGTAGCTGGCTTTTCTTCTGCGGTAGAGCCGCCGCCGGCTGCGGATTCACCTCCGCCCCCGCCAGGTGCAATACCCATGCCTGGGTCTGAAATGCTGATGGAATCTACCATGGACTGTGCACGCAGTGCCTGGTTCTTAGCATCCTCCGCTTCATCGCTCAATCTGCCAACCTCGGAGTTATGCCACCGATTCGATTGCATTCCATTCAGCTGTTTCAGCGTATCGATATCTGTTACCAATGACATATTCTGCCCATCGCTATGGGTTCCCATCAGCCAGGTATTCAGGAAAGAGCCTGCATAGTTCTCTGTACCGCCAGCCATCGTCGGCTCGATGGTCATGTTATCGGGGTTCGTTTCACGCGTATACCACCGTCCATCGTCCGAATTGTGGTAGTAGGTTACGCCGTTCAGCTCATACGTCTCTTGGCCTTTTTTCTCCGCATATGCTTCAGCCGCTTTTGCTCCCTGATAAGCGGCAAAGGCGGCAGCAGCTACCCACCAGCTGCTGGCCAGAGACAGGACAGCTGCCGCCAACGTACGCACTTTACTCGTTGCACTGACTGCGCCGGCCGCCATTGTGGCTGCACTCCTAGATGCAGCGCCTGTCTGTGCCACAGTAGCAGTCGTCAAGCTCTTTGTCGCCATGGTCGTTCTCTCTGTGGCCGCCGTTGCCGCATTAGCTGCTGTGACAGCTTTGCCACCAGATACAGATGCTGTTGTTCCCGATGTCGCTTCGGCTGTTGTCAATGCCTCTTCTGCCACAGTTTCTCTAGCAGTCGCTCCGGCTACTTCCGTTTTTGCCGCAACCGACTTCTCGCCTGCTACTACCGCAGCATTTCCGGACTCAGCTGATGCAACGGCCAGCTCTTTTTCTGCTGTGATAGCCACTTTTGCCGATTCAGCCTCTGTCGCATGTGCTCCAGCCACGCGCTCAGCAGCTACCTCGGCCGCCGTTCCAGTACCTGCTAGTGCAGCATCCATCTCGCCAGCCGATGTAGCAGCCGCCTGAGCTGCTGCAGCAAACCCTTCCCGCATTCTCGCGGCAACGCGCTCGGCAGTCTCTGTGCTCTTGAGTTCAATGGCGGTCAGCTTCTCCGCAATAAGATTGGCTGTCTCCTCTGCAGACAGATTCATGCGCGTGGCCGCCCGGATGGCCGCCTTGCGCTGCGCATCGTAAGAACGCTCTACCGTTGCGACCTGCTTGGCAATCATCGCTTCCTGCTTGGCTGCGATCTCAGCTTGTGCCTTTTCCTGCGCGATCTTCTCGGCGTTCATGGCGTTGGAAATCGTTTTGAAAATGCTCTTGCCGCCATTCATGGCCGACTGCGCCAGCTGGATGCTCTTGTAGATGGCCAGGAATGTCACAACATCTTTGGTGATGTCGCGGACTTCCTGCTTATTCTGTGCAAGGAATTTCGCCGTACTGGTCAGGCCGCCGATAATCTCAGGAAAGACACTCTGCGCCACAGGAGCCAGAGCAGCTACAAAGGCCAGTTTCACCTGAGAGGACTCCATCTGCATGACCTTCATCTGCTGGTTGAGCTCGTGCATCTCTTTCGGGTCCAGGCCGATGCCCTGCACCTTCGAGGCCGTCTTGGCTGCCTCGGTGTACTGGTCAAGCGTCTGAGCGAGTGCCATGCCCTTGACGCCAAGCGTATCCATCAAAAAGGCCTGTTCTTGGCCGTTCTGCTTCGCTTCTTTGTAACCAGTCGCCAGATTTTCCAGCTGTTGATTAAGTGGCAGGAGCTTCCCGCTCGCATCTGTCAGGCTGACGCCGTAATTCGCCAACGTCGTTTTGGCCCTATCTCCAGCAGTGCCTGCCGACGTGAAGGACTTATCGAGGCGCATGATGGCCGTTGCCGCCGAATTGACATCGCCGCCTGTGAGCTTCAGGATGCGAGACAGCTTCCCCGCCTCGCCCGCGCTGATGCCCAATCTACTCGACAATGTGTAGACCGCATCACCGGCTTGCACGGCGCTTGAAATCAAGTCGCCAAGGCCAAAAGCGCCGCCGGCTGCGATTGCCAGCTTTTGAAAATTACCGATCAGGCTGCCAGTCTGCTTGCTGATCTCGCCAATCTTGTTGCTGGCATCGTCAATCGGCTTCGTGTTCAGCGCTGTTTTCAGTGCTACCTGTGTCTCATTCAGTTCTCGCTTAAGCCCGGAGGCATCTGCACCAATCCGGATCTGCAAATCGCTGATTTTATTCAAATTCTATGCCTCCTGGTTTATTCTTCATCCAAGCCAAATTCCTTACGCAAAGCAGCTTCATCTTCTTCGCGCTGCTTCCGCTTGCGCTCTTCCATCTGCTCCTTGACCTCTGGGTAGAGCGGGATAAGAATCTCCTCGAAGGATATTGGATTCTCAAGCTGCGCATTGACGATCCACGAAAGGAAGTAGGCCCGTTTCTCGTCGATACGCTTCTCCGCCGCCCGCCGCCCCTCGAGAATCTTGTAGAATTCGCCAACCTGTAGGTTGGCGAATTCCATTGGCGTCAGGCCGAGATAGCCGTATGCGACCGTCTCGCTCTCTTCCACCCACTCCCGAAACGAGGCAACGGCTACTTCTCCTCCGCCGCCTCTTTGACTTTTCCCGGCGTGAACATCCCCGTTGCAAAGAGTGTATTGAGTACTACCGTATTCAGGCCATCCAGCGTGCCGCCGGCGTAGCAGTGCTCTTCGATAATTCTCTCGGCATCTTCTTCCGTAGTCCCCTTCGGCATGGCATGGCGCAGGACGGACGCCGTGAATTTCACGGTCATGCTGCGCATGTAACCCATACCAACGTCTGTCATCACTGCAAAGAGGGAACAGTCGATATCTCGCTCAATCGCCATCATGTCGCGGATATTCAGCGACAAGTGCAGCTTCTTCCCATCTGCTGTCTCAAAAACTGTTTCTTTCTTCAATTTCTGCAGTCTCCTCCACTCATAATCATGCAGGCATATAGGCACAGCCATCAAACTGTGCCAGCCTGTTATTTTTCATCAGCCCGCCATCAGGTCGACGGGCTCGTGGTATCCTTCGCGCGAGCGCTCAGAGGGCCATTGCCTTCCAGCTTACCCGTGAGCGTTGCTGCACCGTTGTGCGGATTGTCCAGGTCAAACTCCGTAATGGCCGCCCGGCCGCGCTGGAACATCTTGTCCGGATACTCGAGGCGCACATCTACCATCTTGCTTGCATCAAAAGCGGCATTGAGTGCGTCTACGCCGTCATCGTTCAGCATGACCAGTCCTGAAAGGTCAATCGACCAAGACTTCAAGCCCGGCATTTTAGCACTCCAACCGCCCGTCGTCTTGTCCGACACGTCAATCGAGTCAGCCTTCTTACCCAGCTTCGAATTGCGCTGGCCACCTACCAGCGTCCACTTCGGCGATTCATACGTCCCCGTATTGACCTTCAGGAAGTAGTCTTTACCCACGGTCGCCTGCGTCTTATTCGGGTTTTCCGGCAGGCTGTCTGCTGTGATTGCCATAGTTATTCCTCCTCATATCATTCATCATTTATCGTCTTGAATCTGAAAAACGGCGAGCAATCTGCCCGTGTAGCCTTCCACCTCGCTCGGCGACGTCGTAGCGTCTGCAACATCCTGAGCCACGACGGTGTACCCGTCCGCATTGAGATCGGCACCGACTGACGACAAGAGAGTTGCCACATCGTCAATCATCTCATTGACCTCTCGACGCGTATGGGCCCGGCTGTAGGCATAGATTTCCATCTCGACCGTATAGATGGCCGCATCCTTCGTTCCGGCGTCTGCAACGTGGATGTCACCAAATGTCAGGTACGGCGGCTTTGTGTTCAGCGTGACGTACTCATAGACCGGCGTGCTCTGATAGGCTTTCAGAAGCTCACACGTCGCCTTCTGGAGCGCCTGGAACGGCATCCTGCGCTTAATCATGGTCTACTGCCTCCTCTACGGCTGCTGTAATCTTCGGGGCCGTCTCATCAATCGCCGTCTGCATGAATGGATGTGGCTTGCGCGGCGGTATCTTGGCCAATTTGAAGAAACGGTCGCCGTATTTCAGCGCCTTCTTCTTGCGCGGCAGCACAAAGGCAATGCCTGCGCCGTGCTCGACCAACCAGGAGTGATGTGCTTTCGATTTCACGTAGCCGGTATTGATGGACTCGTTGTAGTCCATTGAGATTTTCGAGACGAGATTGCCGCTCTTGGTATGCACGTGGCGGATGGCCGATCTCATGGTATCTTCCGTACCGCTCCGAATGGCATCCTGCAGCATCTTCTTTGTCTTCTCGTCATAACGGTCAACATCCCTCACCGCCTTCTGCACCTGCTCTGGCAGGTTCGAATGAATCCACGTCGTACTCATCAGGAATGCACCTCAGTCGTTGTCAGGATCATCTCGCCTGGCGTCGTATCGTCGACATGGAGCACATCATATTCGTGCTCGCCTTCCGACACGCGCCAGCCTTTACCGATCGTCGTCGCGCGAATGCGCATGCCCTGCGTCACTTCGACAGCTGCCGCATCCCCGAGTATGGTTTTGCTGACAAATCCAGGCTTCAGGAACTCGGCCCAGACGGTCTGTACAGTCGTGTACGAAGTTTCGTATCCGTGGATGTCGTCCATCGTATCTTCCGGCTTGCGCAGGTTGATGCGATGGCGCATTCTGCTCGTGACAATCATGCTCCGCCACTCCCCTCTGCGTCTATATCGTCTGCGCTGTACTGCAGCTGTGCGATGGCCGAGCGGATGAAGTACGGAAATGCCTGGTGCTTTTCTTCCTGGCAGTCCCTGTTGTTATACATCTCGGCAACAATAGCCGCCCGCACGATGTCGGCCTTCTTGTCAAATGATTCTGTCTTGCAGTGCATGGCAAAGTCATCTACAGCGCCGGCAAGGTACGCATCTGCCTGCTCAAGCAAGCGCTGCAGCATGGCGTCTTCCACGTCGTTGTCGATGCGGAGGTACAGTTTGATGTCTGCTACACTGAGCGCCATACTATCACTCCTTATGCCGAGGCGATGGTGACATTGTAGGCTTTCACGGCATCCTTGTCGTCTGCGACGACACCGAATCGCTCTACGCAGCGCAAGGCCGTCGCGTACTTGTCAAACAGGAAGTCCTGCGACACAGCAATCTCGACACCGCGGCGCTGGAAAAAAGCCACATAATCACCGATGGATCCGATGTAGAACGGGATCTTGCTCGTTGTCGTCGCCATGGTATTGTTCGAAAGCACGAAGATTTCCTTGCCACGGAAGCGATACGTGTCTGGTACTGCCACATCTGGCACCAGAAGTGGACGTTTCTGGTTGTCTTCTAACTCGCTCATCCACTGGAAACCATCCTGGTTCGTGACAATGCGTGCCCCTGCGTAGTATGCAGGATCAAGGTCGACGTTCAGCGCTTTCATAAGAGTCTTGTAATCCTTCATTTCTGCCGCACTCAGACCGCCGAGCAGGTCGAGGATTTCCTTATTCTCGGTATTGATGGACTTTCTCGCGAAACGCTGGCCGATGATGCTGAGGATGCTGACATCTGCATCCTGCAGGAGCTGATTGGATACCGGGATGATATCACCATAATCCTTGATTTCATACTTCAGCTGACCGAATTCGAAATCGGACTGCTTGATGGAGGTGATTTCTTCGAAGTTGGTCAGCAGACCGGCTTCATCACCGAGAGTCGGCATCGAGCCGGACGTGCTGTTTGCCGTCTGGACATGCGCCAGTGTCTTCAACGAAGTATATGCCTTGCGGTACTCTCTGAGCTGTGCCATTTGCTCTTCCGGTACAAGGTAACCGCCCTTGGTTGGGGTTGCGCCAACCTGGCCCGGCGTACCAACAGCA